ACTGTCACCTCAATCACATTATATGTGAAATAATTTCACAATTCAAGAAAGGTGAAAAAACTTCACATCAATGCTTGGCAAGTGAAGAATGCGCACATATAATACAAGAATAGGGTGAAGATACTTCACAGAGAGGAGGGGAGACATGATCCAGATTAAAGAATATCGAGAACGCTGTGGTTTTACGCAACAACAGCTCGCAGAGAAGATTCAAGAGAACCGTGCAACGATTGCAAAATGGGAAATTGGAAGTGCATTCCCAAGAGCAGAAAAACTTCCAACTCTGGCAGATGCGCTGCATTGTTCTATTGACGATTTGTTCGGACGAGGGAAGGAGGAATGAAATGCGAAAGATTGCGTTGATGTTTCTGCTGGCCGCAATATCGAGTCTATTGTATGCTGGTGGATCGCTAAGAAACATTTCAAGCACATGACATGGTGGTACGGGCCATACATCGTTGTTTTACTGATACTAGGAACGTTATATTTTGGCCCGAAGATTGTAGGTCTTGGCTAGTTCCTTACTTAGCTTCCGGAAAACTTCTCCGGCATCAGAATCATTGTTCTCTTTAATATGCTGATCTATTTCGTCAATCAAAGGCCAAAATTCTTCAGGAACAGCAGAATAGATTTCACCGCAGGCGCGGCCGTATTCTTTTTCAGCCTCAGTATTATGGTAGTTAATCAAACTGCTGACGGCAATCAGATATTTTTCAATTACCTGCGTTTGATGCAGGTAGTTTAGTTCGATTCGTTTCATTTTTTGCTGATGCCGAATATTTAGAAGGTTTGAGATAATCGGAGAAGCAATGGAAAGCAATAATGAAGATCCTGCAAGAATGACAGTTATTTGAGCAGTATCCATAAAATCACATCCTTTCGCCTTTATTCTATCACAGGCGGAAGGAAAGTACAAAACGGAGGTGTAACAAATGGCATCTTATAACAGAAAAAGGGAGATCGTGCGCGACATTGAGAGTCACTTCGGCGGCGCGGGCGCACTGTGTTTGCAGGACGTGGCGCGGTATCTGCACCTGAGTCAGTCGTCAGCGCGGACGTTCTGCCGGGACATTACATGGTTCACATTGGGCAAGAAACGTATGTTTTTGGCCATTGATTTGGCAGATAAGATCATCCGAACCTCGGTAGAAGGCAACCCGGACGATAAGTCTATTGTAGTCCCAAGGTGGAGGTGAGAACAGGATGAAACCGAGCCGTAACATCTACCAAACCGCGCGTGAGCGTGCCGGTTTGACGCAGGAAGCGGCATCCGACCGGCTGTACATATCGACCGAGAGCCTGCGCATGTACGAGACCGGCCGCCGCCGTCCGTCGGACGAGATGGTGGTTATGATGGCCGAGCTGTACCGCGACCGTGCGCTGGCATACCGGCATCTCAAGACCAGTGCTGCCGGCCAGATTTTGCCGGAGGTGAGCGAGCGCTCGCTCGAGCAATGCACCATGCGGCTGTTCCGGCTGCTGCGCAATTTTGCCCGGGAGGGTCGCGTCGAGACGCTGCTGGAGATCGCCGAGGACGGCATCATCGATGACCGCGAGCGCCCGATCTATAACAGCATCATGGACGAGCTGCGCGAGATCGTCGCCGCGTCCTTGAGCCTGTCCCTGACCGGCGCAGGGCAAGAAAAAACGCCTCACCAGTCTGCAAACCGGTAAGGCGTCATGCGTTTGGAATACGCTTAATCTAGCAAATTTAGTGTACTCCAAACGAAAGGAAAAGTCAACAAAAAGCCGTAAAATCAGCCGGAAAAGGTGTAAAACAAGACCGGCTGGTCGCGGCGTGCCTAAATGGAGGAGTACACAACATGAAAACTGTATGCAAAGTTGCCGCCATCGTGTGTATGGTGGCCATTTTTGGACAAGTCGGCCGGTGTGATGCCGGGGAAATTGGCATGCTGGCGTGCCTCGCGGGGATTATCCTGTGGAGCATGCTCGGCGCACTATTCCTCGCGCTCACCGGTTGGCTGGAACATGTGAGGTGAGAGACTTGGACAAACCCAACTACTACGGCGTTTTACCGGCAAACGTGCGCTATGACAAGCGCTTGCGTCCGGCGGCGCGGCTGCTCTACTGTGAGATCACCGCGCTGGCAGGCAAGACCGGGTGCTGTACGGCGGGGAACAGCTACTTTGCCGCGCTCTACGACGTGAGCAAAAAGACGGTCGAGAGCTGGCTGCACCAGCTGTCGGACGCGAAATACATCGAGGTCGAGGTCATCCGGGACGAAGCGGGCGCGGTCAAAGAGCGGCGCATCTGGATCGCCGAACGTCCGTCTGACCCTCCCCTCGAAAAAGAGGATACCTCCCCTAAAAATATAGGGGAGCTCCCCTCGAAATCGAGGAGTGTATATAGGAAGAATAATTTAAATAATAATACCCCCATAGTCCCCCAAGGGGACGCACCCGCGCAAAAAGACGATTTACCCTTTACCGCCGACCAGCTGGCTAAGGCTTACAGCACATTTTGCCCGCACCTCACACGGCTGCTCAAACTCACGGCAAACCGCAGGCGTGCAGCCAAACGGCTGGCACAGTCCGGGCTTGACTTACAGACCATTTGTGCAGCCTTCCAGCGTGCAGATGCCTCGGCGTTTCTGGCCGGACAGGGCGAGCGCGGCTGGAAAGCTGACTTTGATTGGATGATTCGCGAGGACAATCTGCTCAAGGTGCTCGAGGGCAAGTATGACAATGCGCAGACTGAGCCTACCGGCCGCGTGCTGATTGACGAGGACTGAGACCATGGAAAACCAAGTACCAAAGCGTATCTACGACGCGGCCATCGCCGTGATCGGCTCGGTGATGATCGACCCGAGCGTGTCGGGTGACGTGTTCGCAGCCCTTCGCCCGTCCGATTTCTTAGCCCCGACCTATCGCACGATCTTCGAGGCCGAGCAGCAGCTGTTCCTCGCAGGCAAGCCCATCGACCCGGTCGCGGTCAGCGCGATCATCGGCGACGAGTATCGACCGGTCATCATGGACGTCATGGAGCTGACGCCGACCGCGGCCAACTGCATGGAATACGTCCGGCTGCTCAAACAGGAGACCCGGCTGCACCGCCTGCGCATGCTTGGGGACAAGCTGGCAAACGCTGCAACACTGGACGAGGCCGCAAGCGTGCTTGAGCAGGCCGGTCAGCTGTCGGCGAGCAGCACGGGCATGACTGCGCTGTCCCTTCAGGACGGTTTCGCACGGTTCTGCGAGCGGCAGGCGCAGCCGGTTTCGTACATACATTTCGGATTTTCGGGCATTGACCAGCTGGTCTACGCCGAACTCGGCGATTATGTGCTGCTCGGTGCGCGTCCCTCGACCGGTAAAACCATGCTGGCCTTGCAGGTGGCTGCATACCTGTCCAAAACCTATCGCGTGGGCTTCTTTTCCCTCGAAACCAAGGACGACAAGCTCATCGACCGCTCGATGGCGCACCTGTTCGGCATGAATTACGGCAAAATCAAGCGCCATGCGCTCGATCAGGCTGACTGGCGCATGATCGCCGCGCAAAAGGGCAGGCTGTCCCAGTCCAACTTGGATATCATCCAGGCGACCGGCCGCACGGCTGAGGAAATCGCCTCGTTTGCCCGTTACAAGCGCTATCAGGTCGTGATCGTGGACTACATCCAGATCGTGCGCACCGCGCACAAGGGATACAGCCGCGAGAACGACGTCGCGTCTATCTCGAACACTCTCGCGAACTTCGCCCGCGATCACAAGGTCATGGTGCTGGCGCTCGCGCAGCTGACCCGCGATCAGGAAGACCAGAAAAGCAAGACCGTCCGCGCACCCACGCTGGCGTCCTTCCGCGAGTCCGGTTCGCTTGAGCAGGACGCCGACATCGCCATGCTCATGTACCTGTCCGAACCGGATAACCGCGCATCCGACCGCGTGCTCAGACTGGCAAAGAACAAAGAGGGTCAGGTCGGCAAGGTTATGCTCGCGTTCCACGGCGACAAGCAGACCTTTACCGAGCGCGTGATCGATGACAACACATTCCGTCATGTGTCGGACAAGCCGTCCGAGGTGGGCAAGCCGGACACCTGGCAGGACGTGTCCCTCGCGCAAATCCCGTTCCCAGAATTCCAGCAAGGAGGCAAGCATGACCAAAGAACGTAAAATCATCCAGCTGACCTTCAAGCCGGCATCGGGCAGGGGAACGGTCACCGGGCACGTCATCCGGTATATCAAAAAAGGCTCTGGGCGCGGCTATGTGGTCGCACAGTACCGTGTCCGGCTTAAAAACGGCAGCTGGTCGCAGCCCATCCGCGAGTGCTTCCCGGTCGTGAACGGTAAGATTTTGGATATTATCGGTCGAAAGACTATCATAAAACCCAAGAAAAAGAGGAGGAAATGATACATGCTCAATAAAGCAATTCTGATGGGTCGCCTCGTGCGCGACCCCGAACGACGCTACACACAGACCAATACTGCGGTTACATCGTTTACTCTGGCAGTTGATCGTGACCGCAAAGGCGCAAACGGCGAACGGCAGACCGATTTTATCGACTGTATTGCTTGGGGTAAACAGGCTGAATTTGTCAAACAGTGGTTCACCAAAGGGATGCTCGCCATTGTGGTCGGACGTATCCAGTCACGCAGCTGGGAGAATCGGAACGGCAACAAGCGTGTGTCCATTGAAGTCGGTGTGGACGAGATCCAGTTCGGCGAGACCAAGAAGGCCAGAGAGCGTGCGCACGGCAATGATCTGGTGCCGGAGCTGCCGCCGGTCGATCCGGATGCGCTGGGCGCGGATGATTTCGCGGCGCTGGAGGATGACAGTGATGTGCCGTTCTAAACATCGGCGGAAGAAGCCTGTTTGTTATGAGGCATATCGGTATCGACCGGGTGTACCCGGAGTTTGCCTCGGCATCGTGACCCGTAAGGGAGACTTGAGAAGTCGATGCCAAACGTGCAAGTGGTTGGAAAAGAAGACTATCCGGTGATATGAGAGGAGAGGATAATAATAGCACAGAAAAAGCGTAAAAAGACCCGCTGCACGGCAAACGGTGTGCCACTGGCGGCTAAGCTTGCCCGGGATCGTATGCTCCGGGAGGCAATGCAGCAAGCCGCGCACGATAAGGCAGTACAGGTTGAGTCGAACATCCTCACCCAGCGGGCACTCTGGCTTTCGGCAGTCTCTATTGCCGATGCATTTCATGCTGGCCCTGAACGTATGAAACGATATTTTGAGGCGCTCGAGGAAAACAGCGAGGATTTCCGGCGCATGATGGAGGAAGTCGATGAGGATTACGCGTTCGAGAAACTGCGTCTCAAGGCTGCGCGTGTGACCGGCATGGATATCCAATATTTATATACAGCAATCGAAGGGGACGATAGCGAATGACTTACATGAAAAGCTATTTGGAATACTTGGCCGACGCTGAACTGAACCGTGCAAACGGGCTGCACCCGGCGTTTGCCTCAGCACATGAGGGCTGGGCGGTGCTGCTCGAAGAGATTCGAGAGCTGTCCAGCGAGACGCACGCCATCGAGGACATGCACCAGCTGGCGTTTGCCGATGTCATGCAGGACAGATCGGCGCGCGATGGCATTGCCTGTGTCTACGAGACCGCGATCCGCGCCGCATGCGAGGCAATTCAGGTCGCGGCCATGGCCAAGAAGTACATCGCAATGGAGGAAAGCCAGCATGAGCAAGCATTACGGTAAGCATCTGTCCTGCACAGTATCACCGCAGACCCTGTGGCACCTGCGCCGTCTGGCGCGCATGAGCGGCTACGGCGATCAGATCGGGCGCGTGGTGGATAAGCTGACGCGGGAAAAAGTCATAGCTCTACGAAATACGCAACAAAAGTAGCACTTCGGACCATGGACTTGTTTCCATGGTCTTTTGCTTTTTCTGGTAGCGAATGATATACTGGAAACAAGTAAAATTTATTTTGTTAGGTGGTGCTTTGTATTGTTTAATCCTGATGTACCCATTCAGACCGCAAGCGACGACGTATTGGGACGTCATTTTTTTGTAGAACAGCTTGCTCGGGCGATGATTCACTATAATTCGTCCGAAGCGTTTACAATAGGCTTGTATGGTCCTTGGGGTAGTGGAAAAACGTCAGTCATCAATTTGCTGGAAGAAGAACTGACCAAGCAAAGTAATGATTGTATTGTCGTGCGTTTCAACCCGTGGCTGTGCAGCACACCAGACCAAATGATCTCGCAGTTTTTTGAACAGTTGAAGTCAGATGTTCGGATGTTGGAGTCAAAACAAAGCACTCCGGAAACAATAAGAAACTTTGCAGAGACATCGCAAAAAATTTGTGAGGCTATAGAGGAATATGCTGATGTCTTAAAGTGGACGCGTGCTGTTCCAGGCCTAAATGCGCTAGGTACTATTTTTAAAGCCTTGGGAACAGGGACAGGAATTTATCAAAAAATAAAGGGTGACGCTGATAATCCCCAAAGTCTCCAAGACCACAAAAATCGAATTCAAGGGATTCTTGAAGAAGAAAAGCAGAAAATTATTGTGATGATTGATGACTTGGATCGTTTGTCCAGTGATGAGATCGTGGCGGTGTTCCAGCTTGTAAAGTCTCTGGCAGATTTTCCATATATGATTTATCTGTTGGCATTCGACCGCGATATTGTGGTCAAAGCATTGGAGGATGTTCAGAAAGGAGACGGCAACGCATACTTGGAAAAAATTGTGCAAATGCCGTTTGAGTTGCCTCGTGCAAATAGCGTAGACATTGAGCAAATCTTTTTAAAGCGCCTTGAAGAGGTGGTGCAGGGGAAGAAATATTGTGTGCGACCAATTGATTGGGAATTACTGTTTGATGAAGGGATTCGACCGTACTTAGCTTCAATTCGTGATGTTACGCGCTATATAAATGCGTTTGCTTTGAAATATGCGATGCTCAAAAATGAAACTGACCCGTTGGATTTAATTGCATTGACTTGTATTCAGGTGTTTGAACCACAGATGTTTTCTCAATTACCATATTATAGTGATGTACTGTGTTGCACAGAAATAACCTGGTTCTCAAATGGTGAAGAAAAGACTGCATATCATCGGACAATATATGATACCTTAATGGCTTCTGTTTCGAAAGAGAAAAAGAAAGTATGCCGCTATATTTTGAGCAAGTTGTTCCCGGAATGGACAAAGAAAGTCGATCCCTATGCTAGTCAAGAATATCATAGTCAGGAAGCGTACTTACGATATCATCGTATTTGCAGCAGAGAATGCTTTGACCGATATTTCATGTTAAATCTGGAACGGAATGGAATTTCAGATACGACCATACAATATTTGATTTTTCAAATTGATCGAAATGGTTTTGTGCAGCAAATGCAACAGTTGATTGCAGCTGGTAAAATGGATCGATTTCTTCTGGAATTTGAGGCATACTTTGATCCTACTCCCATGCATCCCAATCTCATTCCTGAAGATCGGGCAATGCAGCTTATAATATGGCTTTGCGAGCAGTGGGAGATGATTCAGAAAGTAGTTGCTTCCTCTATATTTTTTGGATACTATACGCTAAGACGAAGATTATTAAAGGTTATTTTAGAACTCCTTAAAGTGATATCAGCAGAGATGCGGTATGATGTAGTGAAAACAATTATGAGTTCTTCAGAAATTCCATTAGGGGTTATCCAAGAAATATTAGGAGATTTAGAGCGTTATCACTATCGCTTTGTGAAGACAGAAAGGGAATATGCTGACACTATTGTCACGTTGGAAGAGGTCAAAGAATTAGAGACTGTTTTTATGGAGCGTACGTTGGAAAAACTCCGGGCCGGTACACTTGTGAATGAGGAAGATGCGAGCGTAATTTTTGGGTTGATGGAAAAAATTGACGCAGAGAGAAGTGAGCTTTCTCAAATGAAAGCAGCGATGAAAGAACATCTTAACAATGACGTGTTTTTTGCTAAACTCATTGCCATACATGTCTCCAGCGAAGCGCCGCTGGATCATATGATCTGGAACTGTGATATCGACACACTAATACAGTATATGAATTTGCAAGAGGCCACTGCGCGCGTAGAACGCTTTTTGATCTCTGAGGAAGGGCGGCAGGCAGAAGAGCAGGACAAGCGGAAACTTGCAGCCTTTTTGATTGCGGTGGATTTCAAAAATAATGGAGAAACAAAGAAAGTATCAGACGATATGGTTGAGGAAAAATTAAACGCTTTAGCAGCACACTGAGTATGGTATAGGTGCACAAAATTTCTTCGGATATTTTGTGCACCCAAAACGAATGTTCGCCCTTTGCTTGACAAGGTTTGAAAAAACGGCTATATTAAATAACAGAAAGAAGGAATCACCCCAACGCAGAGTTGGGCAAGAATAAAATAAGGCACTGTGCGGGGCTGAGCCCCGCATTTTTATACCCTTTTGCAGAAAAGTGTCCCAATTGGACACGGAAAGGAGAGGGGATGGCAAAACGAAGAAAAGTCATCCGGGCGGGGCGGCTGGTGTACGCAGCGGTGTACTCGACCGTGCACCCATCAGACAGCCCGGAAGCCAGGGCAGCCAAGACCAAGTGCTCGACGGCTGCGCGCCAGCGGATGAACATGAAATACGCCTGGCAGAAGCTCGAACTGCTGCTGGCATCGAACTTCACGCCGCGCGATCTGGTCGTGACCCTGACCTATGACGACGATCATCTGCCGGATGATCGGGACGGCGCGGTGGAAAAGATCAAGCGGCTTTGGGTGCAGCTGCGCAAGGCGCGTCGCCTGGCCGGTCAGTCCCTGCGCTATGTCTATGTGACCGAGGGTGTGCACGGCGACAAGCGCCTGCATCACCATGTCGTGATCGACGGCACGGGCGGGGACTTGGAAACCCTGCAAAGTCTGTGGCCGCACGGCGAGGTGCACATCGAGTACGTGGACGCCTACGGCTACGAGGCGCTGGCGGGGTACCTGACCAAGGAGCCGCGCGAGCACGGCAGCCCGAACGGTCTGCGCAGCTGGACACCCAGCCGGGGACTCAAAAAGCCCGAACGGGAAAGCGGCTGGGTGCCGGACGACGTGACGCTGTGCGCACCGCCGGGCGCGACCGTGCTGGACAGTGACAGCATGGTCAATCAGTGGGGCGAGGTCAAGTACCTCAAGTACCTATTACCCGAGCAAAGGCCGGAACGCAAGACACGGCCAAGGCGGTCGAAACCGAGGAAAACAGCATAAGGTCTTATATTTTTCGGGCTTGAAACCCAGTATATCTTATGGAACACAATGGAGAATGCGTGCGCGGGCGCTTTACGAGGAGGGCGAGAGCGTGTATAATAGAGACAAGAGAATAAGGACTGACGAAAGCGGAAAGGTCTGGATCTGCTGCCCGAAGTGCGGCAAGAAGTTCATGCCAGTCCGACCGGGTACGCGGCTGATCGAATTTCCGCTGCTGTGTCGTCAGTGTAAGCAAGAGTCCGTCATCGACTACGATGGCGTGAGCCTGAGCCAGAGAGCCTGAGCCGACTAACGAGAGATGCACCAAGTGTGCGTCTGCGTTGGTTGGCTCTTTTTGTTTGCCCAAAAACGAGGAGGTGGGCCGAAATGCCCGAATGGAAAAGCCTGAATGTCCTGATCTGTGAATACACCGAGGCCCAGCGCCGTCTGGAGGAGGCGATCGAGCGCAACCGTGCGCAGGCGGCCGAGAGCCGCAACATCGTTCAGCGGATGAAGCTCGACCGTGCGTGCGAGGTCATGCGGCTGGAGCTTGCTAGTCTGACCCGTCGCATCGTCGAGATGCAGCAGATCATCCGCGAGCGCGGCAGCCATGAGCGCGGCGCGGTCTGGCCGGACTGTGATTGTCCGGGCTGCAAGGGGGCGCGGCATGGCAAGTAAACCGCTCAGACCCTGCCGCGCACCGGGATGCGCCAATCTGACACGCGAGGGCTACTGCGAGGTGCATCGCGGGCTTGCTAAGACACGCCGGACGAGCGCCGCATGGCACGACTGGTACAAGCTGCGGGTCTGGACGCGCCAGCTGCGGCCGCAGCAGCTGCTGCGCGAGCCATTCTGCCGGGTGTGCGCTGCCCAAGGCAAGCGCGAGCGTGCGACCGAGGTCGATCACATCACGCCGCACCGCGGGCGCTGGTCGCTGTTTGTAGACCCTGCCAACCTGCAAAGCCTGTGTCACACCTGCCACAGTGCCAAAACCATGCGCGAACTGAACGCATCCATGCAGGAAAACGGCTGACACTGGCTACGTCACGCGCGACGCCTGCGTGCGCGTCCGACCTGCGCCTGTGCGCGGGCGATCTCTCAGGGAGTACCCCGGGGTCAAAAAAGTTTTCCTTTGGCGCGCGGCCAGAACCGCGTGGCCTTCTTCCCCTCGAAAATATCCCGCATCAAGCAACCCGAAGGAGGTGAACGCAGATGCCGACACCGGTGAGCCGCACCGAGAACATGACGCGGCACATGACAAACGAAGAGCGCGAAGCGCGGCTGGAAGCCGAGCAGAGCATCCGGCGCGACGAGGTGACCCTGACCTGTCCGAAGTTCGTCTCTGACAAGGCGGCAAAAACGTTCTGGGAGCAGACGATCGAGCGCATGGAGGGCATCGAGCTGCTGGACGATCTGGACAGCGAGGTGTTGGGACTATACTGCGTGCAGCTGTCGCGCCGCAACGAGCTGGAACGTTTGCGCAAGAGCGCAGTCAGAGCTTACAACAAGGCCGTCAAGGAGGACGACAAGCACGCGGCCGACTATCTCGATCAGGCGGCAAGCCTGGCAAAAACGATTGCCACACTCGAGCGCCAAATCCTGCAATACGCCGACAAGCTGGGTCTGACCCCGTCCGGCCGGTTCCGTATTGCGCGCCGCCGGGCAGAGAACCAGATTGCCGACCCGGACGAGGATTTATTCGGATGAGGGCGCGGTGCTGGCGGGATTGCCTGTTTATGAATGAGCTGGGAGCTTGCACCCTGACCCTGCGCCGTGCCACGGCTGCAACGGTGTGTCCCCAGCGCAGAGCCGCAAAAGCGGTGTCCAAATTGGACACAAGGAGGAAACCATGGAACACAAAACCCACTTTGTCGTAGAGAGCTTGCCCGATACCTGCCGGGCGTGCGACATGCCCGACCCCTACGGTCTGCGCTGCACGCTGACCGGTCAGCCCGCAAGCGGTGTTACGCGCCCGGCGCACTGTCCGCTCGAGTGCCTTTCTGACCTCATCCGGGGGAGGGATGCCCCGTGAGGAAATCGACCGGCCTGCATCATGCGTGCGCGGTCTATGCCAAGCAGGTGACGCAGGGCAAACTGCGGCAATCGTGCTGCAAATGGGAGATTTTAGCCTGTCAGCGCCATCTGGATGACCTCAAACGACAGGGCACCGATGATTTCCCGTGGATTTTTGACGAGACCCGTGCCGACCGCATTGTGCGATGGTTCCTGCAATGTCCGCAGGTGCGCGGCCCGCTGGCCGGGCAGCCCATCCGGCTTTTGGACTGGCAGGTGTTTGATCTGGGCGTGACCTACGGCTGGGTACATAAGGACACCGGTGTGCGGCGCTTCAACCGCACCTACAACAAGCGCGGGCGCGGCAACGTCAAGAGCACGGAAAAGTCCGGTCAATGCCTGTATCACATGTGCGCCGACGTGCTGTACCCACCCTATCAGCCCGAACTTGCTGAATTTGAGCAGGAACCCGAGGTCGAGTGCGCGGCGGTAGACCGCGAGCAGGCCAAGCGCGTCTATGGTGACGCCAAGAAGATCGGGGCAAAGTCCCCGGCGATCGCCAAGCGCATGGTCATCAAGAAAACCATCGCTTACCATCGCACACGCGGCGGTCTGATGCGTCCGCTGTCCAAGGACACCAAGAACAAGGACTCGGGCGCACCGTCCTACTTCGTCGTGGACGAGTACCACGCGCACGAGACCTCGGAAATCTACGACCTGGGCTTTAACTCCTTCGGCAAGCGCCGCCAGCCGCTTCTGGACGTCATCACGACGGCAGGTGACGACGCGGCGCACAAGCCGTGCTACAAGGAAGAGGAATACTGCAAGCGCGTCCTGCAAGAACCCGAAACGCAGGACAAGGAGCAGAGGTATTTCATCATGATCCGCGAGATTGACGACGGCGACAACCCACACGACAAGCGCTGCTGGGTCAAGGCAAACCCGATTTTGCGAGGGGCTGACCTGTACGCCGAGACGCTGCGCAGCCAGATCGAGAGCGAGTATGTGACAGCCTACGAGTCGGGCGACCCGGAGAAAATCCGCAAGTTTTTGACCCGCCGCATGTGCCGCTGGCAGGCAGCGAGCGTCAACCGATACTTTGACGAGCGCCTTTTGACCTTGGCGCGGGCAGCGATGGTGCCGCGGGCGGAATTTGCCAAGCTGACCGACGGCAAGCCCTGCCACTGTGGCTATGACCTTGGCAAGCGGGTCGATCTGACCGGCGCGGGCGCGGTGTGGGCGCTGCCCGACGGACGGTTTGCGGTCAAGATGCAGGGCTTCCTGCCCGAGAACCGGGCATCTTGGCACGAAAAGACCGACCGCGTGCAATATCTGTCGTGGGCAGAGAATGGATATGTCACGCTCACACCGGGCGACGTGACCGACAACAGCTATGTGAACAACTGGATTTGCGAGGGCGAGCGGGAACACGGCTGGCAGGTCGAGGAGATCGACTACGACGGCCATAACGCGACCGACCTTGCCATCCAGATGCGCGAGGAGCGCGGCGAGGACAAGGTGGTCGAGATCGCGCAGACCTGCGCCGGACTCAACCAGGCGACCAAGCGGTTCCGCGAGCTACTCTTGCAGGGCAAGCTGGTCATCGAGTACAGCCCGCTGGCGCTGTGGTGTATGAGCAATGCCATCGAAGTGGTCAACAACTTTGGAGACATCAAGCTCAGCAAGCGCCACAAAGATGACTCGGAGCGCATTGACCCGCTGGCGGCCACGCTCAACGCGCTGGCGCGGCTGCTCGTGCGCATCGACCAGCCCAAAAAACGCACACTCGCCGAAAAGATCGCGGCTGGCGACTTCGGCATGTGAGAAAGGAGACAACATGCGCAAACTTTGGGGACTTGCCTCGGATGCCTGCATCGTGGCAGGGGCGGTATGCATCCAGCACGCGGCCTTTTTGATCGCGCCCGCGCTGGGCTTCGCCGTGATCGGCGGCATGTTCTGGCTGGCGGGCTGGCTGTTCGCCGCCAAACCACCGGATGACGACAAAGGGAGGGATGCACCTTGATTGTAGATACCCTGTTCCGCCGGACGCGGAACGCAGGCGCACCGGCGAGCGACCCGGTGCTGACGATGGCTGACCCGACCGGCTGGGGCGTGAACCTCGTGGGCGGCACGCCGTCGCCCGACAGTGCCTTGAAGCTGAGCGCGGTGTTCCGTGCGGTGGACGGCATTTCGGGTTCGGTTGCAAAACTGCCGCTCTACCTCATGGACGGCGCGACACGCGAGCGGGTGACCGATCACCCGGTTTTGCCGCTGCTGACCATTCGGCCCAATGAGCTGATGACCGCCGCGACCTTCAAGAAAATGCTGGAAACCGAGCGGCTTTTGACCGGCAACGGCTACGCCTACATCGTGCGCGACCCGGTGACGCTCGAACCGGTGGAGCTTATCCCGCTGCAAAATGAGCTGGTGAATCCGTGGCTGGACAGCGCGGGTGCGCTGTGGTACATGGTGCGCATGCCGCGCACCGGACGGGTGTACAAGCTGCCGCCCGCCGACGTGCTGCATTTCAAGGGCTTTTCGCGCGATGGCATCGAGGGCATTTCGGTCCTGCGGTACGCCGCCGAGGTCATCCTGACCGGACGGCAGGCGCAGCAATACGAGATGAACTACTACGCCAAGGGTACGCAGGTGCCCGGCGTGCTGTCCACCGACACCGACTTGTCCAAGGAAAACCGCGACGCCATCCGGGACGAGTGGGAGCGCATCCACAGCGGCGCGGACAACGCCTTTCGCGTGGCTGTGCTCGATCTGGGCACCAAGTACCAGCCCATCGGCATCACCAACAAAGACAGCCAGTTCATCGAGTCCAAGGGCGTCACGGTCGAGGACATCAGCCGGTTTTTCGCCATGCCGTTGTACAAGCTCAACGCCGGAAAACAGTCGTATTCATCGAATGAACAGAACGCCATCGAGTACGTAAACGACACCCTGATGCCGGTTTTGACCCAGTATGAGCAGGAATACACCTACAAGCTGCTGTTTGAGAGTGAACGACGGCAAAATCTGCGCATCCGGGTCAATCAGAACGCCGAGCTGCGCGGCGATCTGGCAGCCAGAGCCAACTGGTACAAGGTCATGCGCGAGATCGGCCCCTATTCGGTCAACGACGTGTGTGCGCTGGAAGACCTGCCCGATGTACCGGGCGGCGACACCCGCAATGCATCGCTCAACTACATTCCGCTCGAGCGGTTCGACGAGTTATCCGTGGCACGAAACAAGGGAGGTGAGAAAACGTGAGAGTATCCGTAAACGGCATGATCGCGTCGGACGAGGACGCGGGAATCGTGCGCTTTTTCGGTCTGGACAAGGTGTTTCGCATGGTGTGCCCGCAGGACATCCGGGACGCGATCGCAAACACCCCGCCCGGGGACACGCTGACGCTGGAAATCAACTCAGGCGGCGGCAGCCTGTATGCCGGGTTTGAGATGTACAGCCTGCTCGTGGCAGCCGAGGTGCCCACCCGCGCCGAGGTGCAGAGCCTTGCCGGGTCGGCGGCATCCATTCTGCTGGCAGGTGTGCAGACCGCCTGCTGCACGCCGGTCGGACAGGTGATGATTCATCTGCCCAGCACAGTGACCGAGGGAAACGAGGTTGCCCACCGCGAGAGTCTGGGGATGCTGCAAGCCGCGACCGAGAGCATCATCAACGCCTATGCCGCAAAGTGCGGGGGCAGAATCACCCGCGCCGCGCTCAAAGCCAAGATGAAGGCCGAGACCTTTCTGACCGCCGACGAGGCCAAGGAAATCGGACTCATCGACCAGATCATCGGGCAGAACAGTCCGATCACGCCCGCGCAGGTGATGAACTGCATGGGCGGCGGGCTGATGAATGGCGGTCTGCCCGACATGGACAAGCTGCGCGAGGCTTACGCCAAGGCGCACACCCCGACCAAACCGGACGAACACACACGCGCCGAAGCCCAGCTTGCGCTGGAGCTTATGCGCATCATCTGACAACAAGGAGGAACACCCCTTATGGCAAACTTACACCAGAAACTGTACGACTTAAAGCACCAGCGCGCGGGCTTCCTGAAGGACGCCCAGGACGCGCTGGGTCGCGATGATATGAACGCCTACAAGACCGCCATGGATCAGGCCGCGGCGCTGGTTGACCAGATCGACGCGCAGCAGGCGCTCATCAACGAGATGGCGCGCTATCAGGACGGCGAGCCGCAGGGCGGCATCCAGCCCCAGCAGCGCGACCAGCTGCCCAAATCGGTCACCGACATGCTGGCCTCGCGTGAGTACGCCAGAACTTTCTGCATGGCAATGCGTCTGGGTCTGAACCCGATTGTGAACCGCGGCGATGAGCGCATTTCCATGCTGATGAATGCCTTGCAGGAGACCGGCGGCAGTCCGGAGGGTGCAGACGGCGGCTTCCTCGTGCCGGCCGATATGCAGACCCGAATCAACGAGGTGCGCCGCCAGCAGATCGCACTTGCCGACTATTTCACGACCGAAGTGACCACCAGCCGCACCGGCTTCCGTATCTACGACACCGCGCCGACCAAGGGCTTTACCAAGGTTGCCGAGATGGGCAGCATTCCCAAGGACGACCAGCCCAAGTTCCAGCGCGTCGATTTTACCGTCGAGGACTACGCGCTCATCGTGCCGCTGTCCAATGACCTGCTGGCTGACGAGACCGCGGGTCTGATGATGTATCTGGCAAACTGGATGGGCCGCAAGGCGGTTCTGACCGAGAATATCAACCTGCTTGCGCTGCTGGCTGCGCTGTCCGCGACCGACATCCCGGCAGGCGAGGAAATGAAGGGACTCAAGACCGCACTCAATACCGGCCTTGACCCGGCGATCTCGCAGACTTCGGTCGTCGTTACCAACCAGTCGGGCTACAACGTGATCGACAACCTCACCGACGCAAATGGCCGCGGCCTGCTCCAGCCCGACCCGACCCAGCCCAATCGTATGCTGCTGAAAGGTCGCCCGATCGTTCCTATGTCTGATTCGCTGTTGCCAAATGATAGCGAAAAGGCGCCGGTCTACATCGGCGACCTCTCGCAGTATGGCACGCTGATCCGCCGCCAGAATATGGAGCTTGCCACCACCAACATCGGCGGCAGCGCGTGGGGCACCAACTCGACCGAGGCGCGCGCCATCATGCGCATGGACGAGATCAAGACCGACGGCGCGGCGGCGCTCAAACGCACGCTGTCCCTGACCGGTGCGGGCGCATGATCTGTGCGCTTGCCGACGTCAAGGCGTACATGCAGGTGACGGACAACGGGGACGACGCGCTCATCACGAGCCTGATCGAGGCTGCCGAGGGCTATTTGGCCGACGCGGGCATCCATCCGGGCGAGCCGGTAGACGCACGCTATGCGCTCGCAGTGTCCGCGCTGACCCTGCACTGGTACGACAACCGGCAGGCGGTAGACACAAACCTCGCTGATCTGCCGCTCGGACTGCGTCAGGTCATCAATCAGCTCAAGGCCAAGGGGGTGAGGGGGAGTGAAGCATAACGCTGGAATGCTGCGCGAGCGGGTGCATCTGCTGACCCTCAGCGAGCAGCCGGACGGCTGTGCCTGGCAAAAGACCGCTGCCTTTCGGGCGGCGGTCAGCTACCCCAAGGGCAGCAATCTGTTTTCCAAGGTTGGCATCGGCGTGCGGTCGGTGCAGCTCAAACTGCGCCGCCGGGATGACCTGACCCTGCACCATGCCATGCTGCTGGACGGTCAGCACCTGTTTTTGACTAAGATCGACCTGGATGCCGACCGCCTGTATCAGACGGTCGAGGCGGCAGCCATCACGCCGGTTCTGTGCGCGGTCAGCCGCAAAGAGGTCACGACCGACGCACGCCACAACCGTCCGACCCTGACCGAGACAAAGGTCTACACCTTTCCGGCCTGCATGACCGAAAAATACCTGAAATTTGACAGCCTGACCCCGCAGGACGTGACCGAGACCACCTATGTGCTGGTCACGCCCAAGGCGGTGGCGCTGCGCACGGGTGAGGTCGTGACGATCGGGGAGGACGCCTTTTGTGTCCAAATTGGACACACGTTAGACCCGTACAAGAACGAGTACGAAGTGATGCGCAAGGAGGATGCATAATGCAGGAAATCAGCCGCGATCTGCGGTCGTTAGATATGCGCTTAAAGGAGATTTTACTGCGAGCACCCGAGCAACAGCGTGCGCTGCATGAGCGTCTGGGCACGGCGTTACTCGATGAGGTGCGCCATCGCGCCCCGATCAGCGTCAAAGGTCACGATCTAGGCCATGGTGAATACCACGAGCGCGGCACGCTGCGTAAGTGGCAGACCAAGTACATCGGCTCGAAGGGCGGCTATGCTGCTATCCGTGCGGCTACCGAACCCAGAGGTGACAGTGGTGCGGGTGCCATTACCAACTACGTCGAGAATGGTCATCGCGTTGGACGCGCTGGGTATGGTGTGAGCGCTCGTACACGTCGGCGCAGGCGGCAGTACGGTATGATTCCGCCTTTATCCTTTGTCAATGGCCGTGGATTCTACCACAAAGCACACGCGACGGCCGCTCGCCTGTTGACCCAGGCCGCCGAGCGATGGGCGGACGAGATCGCGAGGGAGCTGAGCGAATGACCACACAGAAAGACATTATGGACGCGCTTAACGACCTGACTGCCCAGTGCTTCCCAGGGCGCACGACCTACCGCGACGCGTGGCCCGAACAGTTCACGCGTCCAAGCCTGTTTTTGGTGGCCGAACCACGGGAGGAGATCGGCGGCAACCGGTATACGGTGGAACTCAAGCAGGTATTCGGTGTGCAGATCAACGATACGGTCGATGACCACTACGAAGCCGACACCGACCGGCTGAGCGAGGAGACCGACCGCCTGATGGAAGCGCTCAGTCTGGGCGTGCTGCCGGTGGGTGACCGTGCGCTGCACATCGACAAGCTGGCAAGTGAGCGCGTGGAGGCCGCGTCTGTCATCAAGGTGACGCTGCACTGGTTCGATGACCGCCCGCAGCGCAAGACCGAGCAGCCGCCTGCGGCAAAGGGTCTGGACATCGTCACACAAGTAAGAAACGGAGGAACCGTATGAAATTACCCTCGATTACCATTGCATTTCAGACCGCGGGCATCGCGGCCATTGAGCGCTCGCAGAAGGGCACGGTCGCGCTTTTGCTGCGCGGCAGCGAGGAAGCTGCCAAGACTTACACGATTTATGACGCGACCGACATCCCGGACGGTCTGAGCGCGGACAACAAGGCATACATCAGTCGCGCGCTGATCGGATACACCAAGCCGCCCCAGAAGATTCTGGTGCGCGTGGGCGCATCCACCGAGGAAGACCTGACGGATGGCCTTAACTACCTTGCCACCCAGAAGTTTGACTATATGGCAGGCCCGCCGGACATCTCGAGCAAGGAAGCGCAGGCGGTGGCGACCTGGGTCAAGAACCAGCGCGACAACAATCACGCCATTTATAAGGCAGTTTTGCCCGACACCGCCGCCGACCATGAGTGCATCATCAACATGACCACGAATGACTGTGATCTGGGCGACGACGCACACACCAAGCTGAACGCCGCGCAGATGTGCAGCCGCATTGCCGGTCTGATCGCGGGCACGCCCATGAAAATCTCGTGTACCTACGCGCCGCTTCCCGAGCTTGCCGACTGCGCGCGCCTGACTCGTGAGGAGGGCGACGCTGCCATCGCGGCGGGCAAATTCATCCTGATTCACGACGGGCAGAAGGTCAAGGTCGGCCGCGGCATCAACTCCTTTGTCACCACCATTGACGGCAAGGGCACGGCGTTCCAGAAGATCAAGATCGTCGAGTGCATGCACATGATGGAGCAGGACATCCGCCAGACAGCAGAGGACAATTACATCGGCAAGTACCCGAACAGCTACGATAACAAGTGCCTGCTGATGACCGCCATCGACGGCTATCTGGAACAGCTCTATAATGACGACCTGATCGCCGAGGGCTGGACGGTCAAGATCAATCTGGAAAAGACCCGCGCCTACCTCAAGAGCATCGGTGTGGACGTGTCTGCCATGACCGACGATGAAATCCGACGCGCGGACACCGGCGACAAGGTGTTCATCAAGATTTCGGTCACCATTCTGGATGCCATCGAGGAGATCGACATCGAGGCCAATATTTAAGGAGGATAACATGGATTCTGCAAAGAGAGTCATTTCTGGTACCTGGGGTGAGGTGTGGATCGACGGCGAGCTGGTCGCCGAGTGCACCGCCTGTCAGGGCAAATATACCTACAACAAGGAGACCGTGCCCATGTGTGGGCAGATGGTGAACGACAAGAAGGTGGTCAGCGTAGACGCCACCGGCTCGATCACGCTCAATAAAGTGTACAGCCGGATGCAGGAAAAGAGCGATATGATCCTGCAAGGGCATGATGTGCGCTCGACCATCATCACCAATCTGGCCGACCCGGACGCCTACGGTGCCGAGCGTGTGGCCTTTTATAACGTGTCCTGGGACGACCAGACGCTTGCCGACTGGGCACAGGGCAAGCTGGGCACGACCACCCATCCGTTCACGTTCACCCGTCACAAGTTCCTTGACAAGATCGACCCCGCATAAAGGAGGATTTTATTTATGTCTACTACCATTGAGACCCTGCTGACGCTGTCCCTGCCCGAGCCCAAGACCGAAACGGTCACCATTCCGCGCCTCGTGATGCCGGATGGCAAGCCGCTCACGCTCGAGCTGCGTCAGCTCACGTTTAACCAGGTCGCAGACCTCCGCGCACACAACCGGGATTTTGCTGTACATACCGTGCTTGCGGGCGTGAAAGCACCCAACCTGCGCGACCAGTCGCTGCGCGAGCATTTTGACGCCGAGACCCCGGCAGAACTGGTCAAAAAGCTGCTTTCGGCGGGCGAGATCGAGGAGCTGAGCGCACGCATTTCCACGCTGTCGGGCTACCACCGCAAGACAGTTGAGCTTGTCGAGGACGTACAAAAAAACTGACCACGGACGGCGACGCAGACCTGATGTACTACCTTTTCAAGCATCATCATGTGCTGCCGTCCGCATTCCAGACCATCCCGCGGGGCGAGCGCATCGTCCTGCGGGCGATGGCCTTGCAAGAGATCGAGGACAGAAAGGGGTGAGAGCGGATGCCAGACGTTAGCATTATGGTGTCGGCGCAAGACAATTTCTCGACCGCCATCAACCGGATGCAGCAGGCGGTCAAGCCGTTTACGCGTAATGTGGATGACTTGCAGCAGACACTCGATCAGCTGAACGCCAACCGCGTCAGCCTGCAAGTTGACGTAACGGACGCCAGCCGCGCACTCAAGACCGCCCAACGTGAGTACCAGAACCTTGCAAAGGAAGCCGAGCGCGCGCAGGATGCCATGGATAACGCCGCGACGCCGGAGGAGAGAAACACCGCTGCCCAGCGGCTCACCGAACTGAATACCGCCCTGGGACAGTCCCAGACCCGCGTGCAGTCGGCGCAGATGCAGTACAACCAGTTGCGCGACAATTTGGGCGCGGTATCCCGGCAGGCACAGCGCACCCAGCGCGACATTGAGAACCTGTCCCGCGGGGAGGAAAACCGTAACCGCTTGAACCAGCAGCAACAGCAAGACCAAGACCCGGCACAGCCCAGCCGCTGGCAGACCCTCCAGCAGGGCTTCAACCGGCTGGCCGAAGCCGGGGCCGTGCAGATGGTGGGCGACGCCGTCACCGACATTGCAAATACCTTCGTATCCTCGGCTTATGGCTCGACCGGCAGCACGCTGTTTTCCTCGGCACTGAGCGGTGCGACTTCGGGCGCTGCCATCGGTACAGCGATCGCGCCCGGTGTGGGCACGGCGGTAGGCGCACTGGCAGGCGGTGTGATCGGTCTGGCACAGGGTGGCACGCAGGTCTTTGAACAAAAGGACGAAGCGTTTAAGTCCTACGTGCAGGAGTCCACCGAGAACGCCCTGGCAAGACAGGACGAAATGCTGAGCACAGGCTCGGCCATCGCCGCCCAGCGTGAGACCGACCAGATTTCTTTCAATACCTTGTTTGGTTCGGAGGATATTGCCAGTAAATTTTTAAGTGATTTGCGGATCATGGCTGCTCGAACCCCGTTCGAGTATGATGATTTGACAGGGTTGTCTAAAATCCTGAAGACTGACGGTTATGACGAGAACCATATCCTGCCCACTCTGGAAATCATTGGTGACGCGGGAGCAGCGCTCGGAATGTCCATGGATAAGATGGAAACCGTAGCGACAGCCATCGGTCGTATGAACTCAACAGGTAAAGCTTCACTGGACTATATCAATCCTTTGCAAGAAAATGGAATTGATGCCGTGGGTGCATTGGCAAAACATTACGATGTCTCTAACGGTGAAGTGTATAACATGATTTCCAAAGGAAAAATTGCTGGTGAGGAAGCCGCACGGGTGCTTTTGCGGGCAATGGTTGATAGCTTTGCAGGTGCAACGAAAACGCAGAGTCAGACCATGAGCGGCTTGCAGTCCACATTGGATGACTTATACGCCGAAAATTTAAATGCGTTAGGTGAAGGTTATAATTCTAAGCGAAAAGAGGGATTGCAGGCAGAAATCGATGCGCTTTCTGGTGAGCAGGGTGAGCGACTGAAAGAAGTTTACCGTTCTATTGGTGAATGGAAGGCCGAGTTGGAAAACTCAAAGTTTGAAATCAAGAATGACATCATGAATGCTGTCATGACCGGAGATGCCTTGCAGCTTGACTACGGAGATGCGCAGGCCAGCATTGAGCAATCGGTTCAGCAAATGCAGGAAGAGTATCGGCTTGCTGGAGATGAGACTGGCAAGATTTTGATGCAAGCACAAGTGCTTGCAATGGACGCGTTTAACAGCTCAGAAGATGCACAGATCGCTTTGGACGCTCAGAGAACACTGGCAAGTAACATTCGCAATGATGCGGCTGCTAAAGATGAGTTTTGGAACGGCGGTCATGAGATGGCGCTGGAATTCAGCAAAGGTTGGGCTTCCACCGTGCATTTGAGTGTGCCTGCGCCTACTTATGCAACCAACACAGCGAGCACGATAAGTGTGAGCGGCGTCACAGGTGGCTATTTGCCCGGTCGCGGCTATGCCTTCGGTTTGGATCGTGTTCCTTACGACGACTATCCGGCGCTTCTGCACGAGGGCGAGCGCGTACTGACTGCCAGCCAGGCCAGGGAACAGGATGCCGGCAAGGCACCTGCGTCCGGTGGTCAGATCGTCATCACCGGCAACTCGTTTTCGGTGCGCGACGATTCAGATATCCAGAAGATTGCAGCCGAGCTTTTGCACCAGATCCGTCTGGCGCAGATCACGCGCAAGCCGTAAGGAGGTGGGAAGTTGCTGCGCAAATTTATCTTTCACGATGTGGCGAGCGGGCAGGAAGTGATCCTGCCCGTCACCCCGTCAAGTTATCAGGTTGAGACCGGTCAGGGCGTGCAGGTGGTCAATCTCACCCAGTTCGGAGACTACGCGCTGGCCGGTTTCCCATCCATCTACGCGTTTACGCTTGACTGTATGTTCCCAGCGCAAAAGTATCCCTTTCTGACCCCGGGTGCACAGCCGCAGCCGAACACCTATATTACCTTTTTCGAGCGGGCAGCGAATGAAAAGCTGGTGCTGCGCTTTGTGGTGTCGGACACGCTGGTGTCGCGTGAGGTGCTGGTCGAGTATATCCGCTATGGCGAGCAGGACGGCACGAACGATGTATACGCCGTGTTGTCGCTCATGCCATATCGTCGGTTGCAGCTGACCTCGTCCACGTCCATCCGAATCGACGAGGAAGTGCAGGGTGCAGCGCGTACCGGGGACGCACCCACGGTCACCCAGCAGTCGTACACCATCCAGTCAGGGGACACCCTGTGGGGCATCTGCCGCAAGTTCTACGGCGACGGCACGCTGGCCTACAAGCTGGCAGACTACAACGGCATCCAAAACGCCAATCTGATCTATGACGGCGACACGCTCAAACTGCCCGAAAAGTCGCTTTTGACGGGAGGTTGACCGGATGCAGCTGACCATGCAAAACGACGACGGCACCTATGACATCACGAACATGGTGCAGTCCATGACCCTGTCGGGCGATCTTGACAGCTGCTGCCGCACGCTGGAGTTTTATACCATCGCGTCGCCAAATGACCCGAATTTGCCCTATGTGTTCATCCCGGTGGGCGGTGTGCTTGACCTGTACGAGCAGGGTGAGCACATTTTCCGCGGCAAAGTTGAGGACAAGTCCAAGCCGACCGACGACACAGTCATGCGTGTGACCGCCTTTGACTTCGGCTTGTTCCTCAAGGAAAACGAAGCGACTTACCGGTTTGACGGCGAGACCGCCGACGCGATCACGACCACTGTATGCACCCGGTTCGGCGTGCCCATCTGGTCGCTGGCCGCGCCCGGTGTGCCCATCCGCCGCCGGTTCAACAGCCAGCCCATCTACAAGATCATCGACACGGCCTACACGCTGTCGAGTGAGCAGACCGGCAAGAAGTATGTGCAGCGCTTTCGCGGCGCTGCCTTGCAGATCGTCGAGCGCAAGGACACCGCGGACATCCTGGTCAGACCGGGTCTGAACCTCAAACGCGCGGAATATGGCCAGAGCGCCGCGGGCATGGTCAATCATGTGGCCATCATCGACGAGGACGGCAAGACGGTCGATCTGGTGCAGGATTTGGACGCGGTACACCAGTACGGCATGCGTCACCGCGAGGTCAGGCAGGAAAAGGACAGGGACGCAAAGAGCGAAGCCGAAGCGCTACTCAAAGACAACGCCCTGCAAAACACCTGCTCGGTCACGATCTTGGGCGACGCGCGGCTGATGACCGGCGACACCATCATGCTGCAAGAGCCATACACTGGGCAGTTCGGCGTATTTTGGGTGGATGGCGACACGCACACATGGAGCAAGGGCACCTATGAGACCAAGCTGACGCTGTCCTATCAGGCTGAGATGCGCGAGGGCGACGCGGGCGAAGAAGAGGAGGAAGAAGACGATGGATAACGCATACAGCGGTCTGGCGGCCGCCGTGAACCCCAGAGCTGACCCGGCAGACGGGTTTGCAATCGGTTTTGTGACCGCACTCGAGCCTTTGACCGTGCAGATGGGCGATCAGACCTACTACGGGGACGAAATCACGGTCGCGCGGCAGCTGACCGAGCGCACTGAGGAAGTGACGCCGGTTTCGTGGCAGACCAGTCCCCAGACCTGCACGGCAAGCCACGCGCACGACATTCCGCAAACCCGGGTGCAGCTCATCATCCATAGTCCGCTGCGCGCCGGTCAGCGCGTGCTGATTCTGCCCAAGGCCGACCAGCAGAGTATATATCTCGTGGATATTCTGCCGTAAGGAGGGTGTATGGCACAGCAAATTTTTCCCTTTTTAGACCCGCAGGCGGTGACTGTGCCCGTCCGGACGCTGCCAGTTGCACGGGAAATCAAGTGGGACTTTGTCCGCGACCGTCCGGTGTATCGGGGCGGTCAGCCGGTTTTTGTCGAGCGGGCCGAGGCGGTCGCCGTGTGGGCGTGGAACGCGCTGCACACCGAGCGCTGGCGCTGGCCGCTGTTTACGGGAAACTACGGCAGCGAGATCGACAGCCTGATCGGCCAGACCTGGTCGGAGGACTACAAACGCGCCGAGGTGCGGCGGTATGTGACCGAGTGCCTGATGGCGTCGCCCTACGTCAAGCGGCTGGATAACATGACGGTCGATTTTTACGCGGGCAAACTCACGGTCAAATTTGACCTTGTGAGCATCTACGGCATGGTACAGATGGAGGTGAGTGACCTTGTATGAGGATATGACGCCCGAGCGCATCCAAAAACAGATCAGGGAGCGCACGGACGCCGATTTTTTGACCGGTGAGGGCAGTTATTTCGAGCTGCACACCAAGCCGGTCGCCTATGTGCTCAGCGAGTTCTATCACAAGCTGGATTCGCTCCTCCCGATCTCGTTCGTGGACGAGACCTCGGGAATTTACATCGACAAGCGTGCGAATGAGTTTGGCATCACGCGCAAACCGGGCTATAAGGCGACGGTCACGCTGACGCTGACCGGTGCGCAGGGGTGTTTTGTCCCGGCGGGCACGCGGTTTACGACCGAGGACGGCCTGCAATTTGAGACGCTGTCCTCGGTGACCATCGGCCTGACCGGCACGGCAGACGTAGCAGCTGCCGCGGTCGAGCTGGGCACGCTGTACAACGTCCCGGCTGAGCGCATTGTCAAACCCGTACAGCCGGTGTCCAAATTGGACATGGTCACGAACAAACAACCGGCCGAGGGCGGCATGGACGAGGAGACCGACGCGGCACTGCTTGCCCGATTGTACGCCCACTGGCGCGAGCCTGCCACCAGCAGCAACCGCTACGACTACGAACACTGGGCGATGGCGGTCACCGGCATCGGCGCGGCGCGGTGCATTGAGATCTGGGACGGCCCGGGCACGGTCAAGGTCATCGTCGCAAGTATGGAGATCAAACCCGTGGACGAGGAGCTGGCCCTGCAGGTCGCGGCCTACATCGAGGAAAAACGCGCGGTCGGGGCAGAGGTCACGGTCGTGAGCGCCGAGGGCGTGGACATCCGCATCGCCGCCACCGTCCAGCTGACCGAGGGCGCACAGATTGCAGCCGTGCAGCAGGAATTTGAGGCTGCCGTGCAGGACTACATCGCCCAGACCGTCTTTGACAATCCGTTTTTGTCCTATAACCGGCTTGCGTTCCTGCTCATGGGAGTACCCGGCGTGCGCGATTATACCGCACTGACCTTGAACGGTGGGCAGGACAATATTGATTTGCCGCTCGGACAGGTGCCTGTCCTGCAAAGTGTGGAGGTGAGTGCCGGTGCTGGCTGAACTGATTCCCGAACGCCTGCGCAAAATCCCTGAGCTGATGGCCGTCATCGGGGCTGAGGAACCCGAAGCGCAGGCGGCGTATGATGCGGCGGTCGATTTTCTGGCACAGCTGAACGTCGATACCGCCACTTGGGGACTGGATTTGTGGGAGTTTGAATACGGCATCCAGACCGATGCAAGCAAATCTCTCGACGCACGAAGAACCGCGCTCAAGGCCAAAATGCGCGGAGCTGCAACCACAACAGCCGAACAGATTCGGCGTATCGTGAACGCCTACACGGGAAACGACAGTTGCGAGGTGACCGAGTACCCGAGGGAGTATCTGGTGGGGGTGTCGTACACGCTCGACCGGGACAGACAGGATCGCGTGGAAGCCTGCCGCACGTCGCTGCGCGAGGTTTTGCCTGCACATCTGGACTTTGTCCAGCAGGTGAGCTTCCCGATCGGTCAAATTCCGTTGTACGTCGGCGGCACGATGGACAGCACAGCGACTATCAAACTACCACCATTGGAGGTGTAAGCGATTATGTACGGTTTTATCATCCCGGACAAGGGGCATGCGCTGCTGACCAGCCTGCTCGCCGGGGAAACATTTGCGATCACGCGCTGTATGGTGGGCACCGGTCAGGTCGGCAGCAAGGAAGAAGCTAAGCTGCTGACCGATCTCGTCCAGCCCATCGCGCAGGCCACCAGCACAAAGCCACTCGTGCGGGACAATCAGGTGGATTTCACAGTCCAATATCGAAACGACCTGCACGGCGGTCTGGACACCGAGTTTTATCTGTCCGAGATCGGCATTTTTGTGCGGGATGCGGACGGTGCAGAGGTTATGGTATATTACGGCACGTTGGGAGATTACGCAGTCCGCGTGCCGCCTTACGCGCAAAAAGGCTTGGTCATCCGGGATTTCCCGGTTTCGATCACGCTCAGCGACGAGCCGGAGGTCGTTATCGAGTACAACGCTGGGGCGTATATGACCGCCCAGCAGACCGCGGACTATTGCACGATCGTCGTGCTACCGCAGTTTTTGGCCGAGGCGGCGACCCTGATCGTGACGCATAACCTTGACCTGACGGCACACCCGTACTTGCTGGGACTGAACGGACAGCTGGACAGCAGACTGTCGCTGATCGAGCTGCAATACGGAACGGATGTGAACGGACATCCGTTTAGAGTCACGTTTGAGAATCTGGATGCCGTGGATGTGCAGGGCGTGTGGAACCAGCAGAAAGCACGCGTGGAGTTTTAAGGAGGTGAACGGATATGGCAAGTCGCATAGAGATAACTAATTACAGAGATCCATATAGACCTAACCAAAATGTTACTTTCTATTATTATGAGAAGGGAATATAAGTTAGCTCTTCTACCAAACTCAGAATAGATTTAGTTAATAACGACACTGGTAAAGATCAAGGTGAAGTATGGTCTACTTGGAGCGGATATGTAGATGGTCATAACCAATACTACAGAAGTATTGAATTGCGTTATGAAGGTGTTTTTTATTTAGATGGCCCCTTTGCCAACAGTAGCACGTTTGTAGTTAAGGCTAATATAGCCCCGAACGCCCCATCGTCTATCACCGTTCCCGAAACCATCCGCGGTGGAGAGGATACCTCCATCATTTGGTCTGCCGTGACCGACCCTGATGGTAATTTGGACGGCTACATCGTCGAACGCTCGTACAATGGTGGTACATCTTGGTCGCAAATTTATCAGGGACGATCTACCAGTACGACGACCACGATCCCGTTTGGCACTGAAACGGTCATGTTCCGCGTTTGCGCCTATGACACCTACGGCGAGAAGTCCAGCTGGACAACCAGCCCCAACCGCGTTGTCATCAACAACCGTGCACCGGCAGCACCGCCGTCGATCTCTGTGCCGCTCAGCCCGTCAGGTGGGGACAAGCTGACTATCACCTGGACGGCATCGACAGACGCCGACAACAATCTCGCAGGATACGCACTTGAAAGGCAGTGGGACGGCGCGGGCAGTTTCGAGCAGATCTTCAAGGGGAACGCACTGAGCTACCAGGACACCATCCCCAAGGGGGAGCGCACGAGCGTTATTTACCGCGTGCGCGCGTATGACACGCTGGACGCCTATTCCACCTATACAACCGCGCCCAGCCGCACCATCGACAACAACACCGCGCCCGTCATCACGTCCGATCTGTCCGGCGATCTTGGAGAAAAGGCAGAGGGCTTTACAGTCCCGTACACGGTGAGCGACGCCGAGCAGCAGGAGGTCACGGTCACCGAGCGCGTGGGCGATCTGGTTAAGCGCACCTACAAACCGACGCTCGACCAGCAGAACAGCTTCGAGGTTACGGGCGAATACTTCCAGAAGATTCTCAACGGCGCACAGACCGTGCAGATCGTGGCCACGGATTCGGCAGGCAAGTCGTCTACGCTGTCCTTGACCTTTACCAAGGCTGTACACAAGACGGTCATTACGCTTTCCGAGCCGCTGGCGGTCGAGGAACAGATTACGGTCGCCGTACTGGCCATCACCGGCAAAATCCCGGCAGACGCAACCCAGCTCGTCGAGCTAACTAACAACGGCAACGACCCCGAACAGGTCTGGGAAGATGCGACCGCCGACGTTAAGGCTGGCCGCAATCACCCGTTCACCAACAAGACCCAGACCAACGGCTGGGCCTTTAACTTCCGCGTCACCGTAGAACGCGGTGAGAGCGGCGAGGACGGCAACATCGTATCCATCCAAGGAGGTTTTCAGTAATGGCGTTATGGTATGACCCTACAAAGCAAACCCGTCCGCCTGCACAGGGTGGCGGCACTGACCCGGCACTTGAACGCCGGGTCGAGACCCTTGAGACGACCAGCGGCGAGCAGCAGGCTGATATTGACAGCATGACCTCTGTGATGCAGCAGAGTGCGCCGCAGCAGTTAGCAGCTTTTGCGCGTGTCATGGCCGTGCAGGCTGCGCCCACGATGACCGATGACCAGGCACTCACCATGCCCGATCTGTTCCCAACTTGGGAGCAGGTGCTCGAGGAAGCGCAGCCGCTCAAAAAGGACAGCATTATCAACGATGGCGGCACGCTGTACCGTGTTGTGCAGGATAACACCACGCCGCAGGAGGGACAGCCGCCGCACGGCGAGGGTATGCTGGCCGTCTATCGTCCGATCGACCAAAGCCACACAGGCACGGCAGAAGATCCGATCCCGTGGATCTACGGCATGGACTGCCACGAGGGCACTTATTATAGCTATAACGGCAAGACGTACCTGTGTAAGTCGGACATGCTGCCGTGTGTTTGGGCGCCGGATACTCCGGGCCTGTGGCAGTGGGAAGTACAGGAGGGATAAAATATATGATAGTACATCTGACAGACACAAAAGCCGTCCTGATGGGCGGTGCAGCGATTGCAGGCGGCGCGATTAGCCAGGCGTTTGGTGGCTGGGATTCCGCCATGATGACGCTACTCGTTTTTATGGCCATCGACTATGTGTCCGGCCTGATCGTCGCGGGCGTGTTCCATTCCAGCGATAAAAGCGAGACTGGAGCACTCAACAGCATCGCATGCTGGCAAGGCTTGTTGAAAAAAGGGATGACGCTGATCATCGTCTTGGTGGCTGCGCGGCTGGACATTGTCCTGGGCACGGCGTTTGTCCGTGATGCGGTAGTCATCGCCTACATCGTCAACGAGACCATCAGTATTATTGAGAATGCCGGACTCATGGGTCTGCCGGTGCCAGACGTCATCATGCAGGCCATTGAGCAGCTGCAAGGCAAAAATGAGCAAAAATAAAACGTGTCCAAATTGGACACGCACGGTGAAAGGAGTACATATATGGCAAAGGTTTTTCTGGGAGTCGGTCACGGCGGCAGCGATCCGGGCGCACAGGGCGGTGGTCTGGATGAAGCCGACATCAATCTGGGGATTGCGGTTGCGTGCCAGGCGGAACTGGTGCGCCACGGCGTGCAGGTGAGCATGAGTCGTACCAGGGATGAGAACGACCCGTTAACCGAGGAGATTCAGGAGTGCAATGACTACGATCCGGATCTGGCCGTGGACATCCACACCAACGCGGGCGGCGGCACCGGTTTCGAGGTGTATCACACCCTGGGCGGCGGCAAAGGCAAAATTCTTGCGCAGAATATCGAGGCCGAGGTCAAGGCGATTGGTCAGACCTCGCGCGGCTGTAAGATGCGAGCCAATAGCTCGGGCAAGGACTACTATGGTTTCATCCGACAGACCAAATGCCCGGCGGTCATCTGTGAGTGTGCGTTTATCGACACCGCGGCAGATCGCGCAAAGGTGGACACCGCAGACAAGCAGGCTGCGTTTGGCCGAGCCTATGCACGCGGCATCCTCAAAACGCTGGGCATCGCGGCGCAGCCGGAGCAGGTGAGCGATCCCGAAGTACAGGCCGCGATCGAGACCATCCAGACCAAGGCTGAGCTGGAGGAGCAGACAATCCGTTATCTGCTGGATTATCAGTACGGTGAGGCGCTGGTCACCAAGCTGGCACGGGCAATGGAATAAAGAAAAAAGAGGGCGACCGCAGTGGTCGCCCTTTGACTGTGTTTTGTGAGCATTACGATTACTTATTGGGATGAGGAACAATCTTTATATATCCAACGGTATCCACCTGCGTGCTTCTGTACGCCATTTGCAGCATCGCGAATGCTTTTTGAATTGATGCCGGTCTCTCTTACGGCAGCAGCTACGGTCTCAAACTCTTTAATTATCACACCATCATCTGTTGTTTGGATTATGGCACGACCGCGAGGCTTTTTTTGAGAGTTATTTTTGGAGACCGCTTGCTGTTTGGATTTAATTGATCTTTGTTGTGTTTCTTGTCTTGCGATAAGAAGTTCTAAAGCTCTACTTTTCCGGCGCTCCATCACTTCTGCAGACTCTGGGTTGTGTGCGATTGCTTCTTCGATAATTTGGATTTCATGTTCATAATCTTTTATTTTGCGGTATGCCAATGCATAAGACTCATATAGCGCGGGGACATGATAACCATGTAAGCGCGAATTTTCAAATAACGAAAGAGCTTCTTGAATATTTCCTTCTTTTCGTGCAGCTTCTCCCTGATCATAGAGGGTAAAGGCTGTTTTGAGTTCGAAATCGGCACCGCTAATGGCTGTTATTGCCGAAAGGGGGATTCTATTACTAGAGGGATCGACTAAGGATCTGTCAGGTGATAATAGATGTATGATATCAGCAGGAGAGAGGGAAATCATTTGTTGCATCCAGCCTTGAACAATTTCTTGGGAATTGGGAGCCTCTGAAAGATATGATACTAAATCCTGTTGGTTATGTTTATATAGTGCAAAGATATCGGAAATAAGAGGTTGAAGATCAGAGATGTTAGAAAAATATATACGAGAGAAGGTTGCTCCACCCTCGCTTGCAATACAAGGTTCAGAGGGTAAAGCAATTTTAGAGGTACTTTCTTTTCTTAAAATAATATAGGGTCCTCTTTTGCTGAATTTGAATTTTATAAAAGGATACAAGCAGGCAACGCAAACATAATCAGCACTGCTCTTTCTGAATCTTAAATAGGCTGCGTCTCCGCCGCTTTCTACAATGATATTTTGAATGTATGCACAGACCCTCAGTTCGTTTTCAGAGAGTTTTTTTGACGTAATGCACTCGGATTCTTGTTTCGGAGATGCGCCGGTAAAGGCCATACGATCCATGATCGATACAAGTATTTGCCCACAATTTTCCGCATCAGAATATGCACGGTGTGCTTCTGTATTGTTGAGTCCGAAATATGCTTCCAAGGTGCTTTGTTTATAGTTTTCAACTCCGCTGATACGTTTTCTTGCCAAAGACAGGGTGTCGATATATTTGAAATCTCCATCATATCCCAGACGAGAAAGCGTATTGGTTAAAAAATTGAAGTCAAAGCGAGCATTATGGGCGCACATCATTATATCACCAGTAAGAGCACCACCAAGAAATTCGATAAATTGCTTGTATGCCGTGACTTCATCCGGGGCAGAGAAAATCATATCATTTGTGATATGATTTACTGCGCTTGCGGACGCTGGGATTTTGATTCCCGGATTTATAAGCGTAGAAAAGGATTTTGTAGGCTTGCCATCGCAGAATATAACAGCGCCAATTTCTATAATTCGGTCTTGAACAGGATTGAGACCTGTTGTCTCAACATCAAATGCAATGAATTTTTCACGTAATTGTTTAGCAGAAAAATTATTTAAGTCAACTTTTTGAGCCGATACAATGCCTTTACGGAAGGATGATTTGGGCTCTGATATAACCTTATCTGTACGGAGGGGGGATTTGGACTCTAGGATAACTTTTTCAGATTGAATTTGCTTCGAATGGTCAGAATCTTGTTTACGGCGTTTGAATAAAAAATCAAATAATCCCAT